CTATTCTATCATGGCCGGGTTCAACTTCTCCATATTCTGTTTCTTTAACTCAATAGATGAGTGTACGTATTTATTCAACGTAATATTCACATTGGAGTGCCCCAGAATTTCACTTAGGCTCTTAATCTCAAACCCAAGTTCGACACATCTTGTTGCAAAGGTATGTCGAAGTGCATGATAATTTGCATGTTCGATTCCAGACGCTTTCACATAATTCCTGAAACGGTTTTGGAGCGTACGCGGCTCAATAAATTGATCTGTCTCTCCGGTTAGAACAAACGCTTTTCTTTCTGTCTGAAATTGTGCCGCATATTGTATGAGAAACTTCGGCAACGGGATATCGCGTTTTGAGCACGCGCTTTTAGGTTCTGTAATGATCACCCTCGTTTTCGCTGCTATATTTTGCGGGGCTTGAATACGCTGCATGGTTTCTCTGACTTTCAGAATACCGCTGTCCAGTTGAAGGTGTTCCCACCGGAGTGCGCACGCTTCACCGATTCGAATACCGGTATAGAGACAAAGAAGAACCATAAACTTCGTGAGATCCGTGTCTTGCATTAAAACGCATTCCAGCTGTTGCTGTTCTTTTTTCGATAATACGCGCATATCCTTTTTGCTTCTTTTTACAGATAGGCCGGTAGTTGAACAATTTATGCGATAGCCATTTTCTTGCGCATAACGCATTGAACTTTTAATGACAACTATAATATCTGCTACACTCTTTGGTGAAAGTCCTCCACTTCCGTCCAGTCTTCCGTGCTGGAGAAGATAATCAATATACTCTTCAAGGAGCGCAGCACCTATTTCGCTGATTTGGTAGTTTCCTAGAAACGGTTGTATGTGGCGCTGTACTATATGGTTGTATCTTGAGATGGTAGACTCCTTCACACGATTTTTGGCAGAAAGCAGCCACACTTTTAAAATCTCGCCATACAAAGTAAATTGAGCCATTTGATTGGTAGATGCCCGAATTGGCGTAGATGCGTTTTCTTTCAGTTTTGCTTTCGCTTCAGAATAACTTTTCCCGTAGACATAGCCGTACTGTATCTTTCCTTGCAGTGTACGGCATTTAATATATCGTCCTTCCCAACGCCCGTCTTTTCTTTTGTAGATATTCTCGCCTCTTTTTGACATTTGTGACAGCTCCTTTCGTGCCGATCATCGACGGTGAAATTGACGGCGCAAGGCTGTGAAACACAGTAGTTTCAAGTGTGATACAAGCCTCGATTGGAACACCGATACAGATTTTCCCGTTTTCTTTGACTTTTCGCATTCGTCACCTTGACAAAAACGTCCGGAATTTGTATAATTATATCTGTATCTGTTGCCAAGGACGAGCGTCGTCAAGGAGCTTACTTCACGAAAAAGAAAGTTACCCGTGCGAGTGCCTGTGGCACTCGTTTTTGTTTTGCTGAAAATTCAATTCCGCACGCTTAAAACAACTAATGTTTGATGTGTTGTATGACTACTAGTCTTGCAAACATATTTCTTTGCATTATAGCATAATATTCTGTATTATTTCAAGCCGGACGGCGTAAAATCGTGGGTCATTTTCTACCGCCCATCACCTACAATATGCTTAGGATAGGTGGTGAGTATTATATGGATACACAATTTGTGCGTGACCGAATTACCCAGTTGAGATTGAAAAAGGGCGTCTCTGAATATCAAATGAGTTATGATCTCGGACACAGCCGGAGCTATATTTATAACATATCCTCCGGTAAGTCACTGCCACCCATGGCGGAGTTCCTTCAAATCTGCGACTATTTTGATATCACACCAAGCCAATTCTTCGATGAGTCGGAGGAAAACCCTGCGCTTCTGCAAACAGCTATCGAGGAACTTCATAAATTAAATGATGATGACTTAATGCTCATCATTGGAAATATTCGCAGGCTGGCTCGCAATTAAGTCAATCGATGAAACATGTTCTCGTATGGAACAGACCGCAAGGTATCGGTGTTCGCCAAATACCTTGCGGTTCTATGTTACCCAACAGAGGTGATTTATATCAGGTGGAAATCAAACGTCTTCTCTGCGCGCCGCGATAATTGGAAAGTGGTTGGTATCATAATATGATACCAACCACTTTGCTCAATTAAAGCGCAACTGTCATCGCACCACCAAGGGGGAACTGCGCTCGCTCGTTGAACCCAGGACAAGTTCATAGTGAACCCACCAGAACAGCTCACTCTATCGGAGATTTAAGTCAGAAAAGAAGAGTATATTACACTTCTTCATAAGCACGGAGAGTGATTGCAGGTAATGAAACTTTCATGTATAATGTTGGTAAGACTGTAATCCGCGAATAAATAACGGTACGGGTGGATGCTGAGCATAGCCATCTTTTTCGGCCAGAATGAATCGCTGGCCGGTAGTAATATCAATCGCTAAATCATTGATCGGTGAACTGCACGGGGAGGGACATATGACCTATCGTGAGTTGAATGACTTGTTTTTCAAGCCTTGGGTGGATAAACACGGTATTATCCGCGGCAAGCCCGTCATGCTGATCTACCGTATGAACCATGCGGCTGGTGCGGAGAGGTTGGACGCTGTCGTGGACGAGTCCCTTCTTGCTGCAGAGCTAAAAAAAGCTGACCTAACGCTGATGAGAGAGGGAGAAGAAAATGACCTTATCTGTGTGCGTGGATGACATGAAAGGGTAGCACGATAACCGTAATTGCCACTTCTGCGGACGGCTTTTTCTCTGAGTACGAAGTTAGAGTTTCTTTACCTCTTGCCATCGCAATTGGCGCAAAAGGAGTCGCCGGTGTAGGAGCTGCTGTTTTCGCAATAAAGAAAAAGAAGAAAAGTAAATAGCCCAAAAGGAAGAGAGAGGCCTGGAACACTGCTCCGGCCTCTCCCTCTTTTTGTATATCATTTTTCTGATTCCGAAAAGAAGTCACTCAATGTGACCCCCAGCGCAGCGCAGATGCGCTCGATTGTAGGAACCCCTAACTGACTTCCACGCATCTCAGCATTCTTCAAAGTTGAATAGGAAACATCGCACAACTGAGATAGCTTGAAAAGCGAGAGGTTACGCTCGTCGGCCAACTCCATCACTCTTGCTATCGTATCCATGTAATCCTCGCCTTTCTACATTCTTTCCTGCCATCAATTCTAAAGGAAATGTAGTCCAATATTCTGTACTTAAAGGACGCGCCCTACGATTTGGAATCTCGAGTCGGGCATGATTGCCTTGGGTGCGTATGCCTGGTTGTAGGACAGCATCACAGGCTGCATATGCAGGCAGCCATAACTATCAATGAATGCATCCCTTTGGTTCTCATCTGGCTCCTGCTCGCTGTAGACCTTCAAATAGCCATCGCCATCATAGACAAAGATGCCGACTTCACCAACGGTTAGAGTCTCACATTCCTCTACCCATACGATCTGACCGTCATGATAGACCGGCTCCATGCTGTCACCAGAAACCCGCACGCCAAAATCGGCACCTTTCGGAACAGACTTCTCAGGGAAACTAACCATCTCAAAGTTCCCTTCCTCAAGAAACTCACCAGTACCAGCAGATACCGCAAGATTGCTCACAGGCATATCTATGTACTTGAGAATGCTGACCACCTTTGGCTGCGGCTTATATCTTCCTGAAGCAATCAGGTCATCCCTGTACTCTTTGACCTTTGCCAAACCGGTATCATTGAGCACCGGCGTATGACTACTGCAAAAATAAGATACATCCACATCCAGATCGAGCGCATGGCAGACGGCCATCATCTGATAGGCGTTGGGCAGCGCGCTGCCCTTTGCCCACTTATTGATGCCGCTGGGGGACATTGTTACCCCATACTGCCGCAAAAGTGCGCTGAAGTCGACAAGGCTGAGTCCAGCTTTGCGTCGTGCTTCATCAATGCGAGCTCCGATAACATTTTCCTGACGCTCCGTCTCTGCATTATAGTTCGCGTGATTCGTTATCGGGAGAGAAAGAATTTTAGCTTTGCTCTTACTCATAATAGCGACCGCCTTTTCTGTTTATGGCTTCAGTATATAGCGGAAAACACTCACTGTCAATAGAAAATTGACTATTACTCTACAAATGCGACATTGACATAGACAAACATTCAAATTATTATAAAGGCACACGGACAAGATAAGAGGTGAAAAACACATGGATAGCGAGCGTGTTATTCTGCACAGTGACATGAACTCCTTCTACGCATCCGTTGAGATGATGCTCGATCCTGAGCTCAAAGGGAAGCCTGTTGCGGTGTGCGGTTCGACGGAAGAGCGTCATGGTATCGTCTTAGCCAAGTCGGACTTAGCCAAGAAAGCTGGAGTAAAAACAGGCATGGTAAATTGGGAAGCTCGGCAGCTTTGCCCAGGACTGATCGTTGTACCGCCTCAGTACGACCAGTACCTCAAGTATTCTAAGCTGGCTCGCCAAATCTACCACCGATATACGGATCTTGTTGAACCGTATGGCATGGATGAGTGCTGGCTTGATGTGACCGGCTCCAGTATTTGCGGAACAGGCATGGAGATCGCCGAGGCGATTCGGCAGACAACAAAGGATGAGCTTGGCCTGACGGTGAGCATCGGCGTGTCGTTCAACAAGATCTTTGCCAAACTCGGGTCGGACATGAAGAAGCCAGATGCAATCACCGAAATCAGGCAGGATAACTTCAAGGAAAAGATCTGGCCGCTCGATGCTGCCGAGCTACTCTATGTGGGAAGGTCCACAGAAAACAAACTGGCTCAATACGGGATCCGCACCATCGGCGATGTAGCAAAGACCTCCCCGGAAACGTTACAGCACATGCTGGGGATCAATGGCATCAAACTCTGGAGATATGCAAATGGAACGGATACTTCTCGTGTCATGCATGAGGACTTTGTCAGCCCCGTCAAGTCCATCGGACACGGGATCACCTGCACCGCTGACCTGCAAACACCAGAAGAAGTTTTCCGAGTCATGCTGGAATTGAGCCAGGATGTTGGGCATCGACTCCGTGTCCACGAGTTGATGGCCTGTGGTGTGCAAGTCTCCGTCCGGGCAAATGACCTGTATGGTTCACAATACCAGTGTAAGCTCCCATTCAGAACCCAGCTCCCCAATGAGATCGCAGGGGCAGGCTTTCACCTGTTTATGGAACGATATCGGTGGGACAAGCCGATTCGAGCCGTCACTATCCGTGGTATTGATTTGGTATCGCAGAAAGAAGCAGAGCAGCTCTCCATGTTCGTGGATCATCAGAAGCGAGATCGCCGCATCCGTCTGGAGGACGCTGTTGAGGACATTCGAAAAAGGTTCGGCAAACGAGCCATTTCCTACGCCGTGCTTATGGGTGACTTGAAGATCCCAGATGACGGTAGGCAGTTGGTGACCATGCCTGGACTTATGTATCAGTAACTACTGCCAACTGAAGGGAAGTGGCTGAACAAGATGAAAATACAATTCCACAAAGCCGTGGTGAAGGTGCTGGTCGTCGTAGCACCAGACCGCACCAAAACTCCTGTCTCTCTGACTTTCGAAGACGGAAAGGAATATCCCATCGACCGTGTCTGCGGCAGACGGAGAGCCGCAGCAACAAAAGTTGGCGGAACAGGCATCCGTTATACGATCATGATCGGAGGAAGGCAAACCTATCTCTTTGAGGACGAAGATCAGTGGTTTGTTGAAGCAAAGAACCTCCATATATAGGAGATATGCAATTGAAATATCTATCACGCAATGACCTCGAGACTATCGGTGAGAGAGTCATCGCAGCATATAAGAGACTTCCGGCTATATCAGGCCAAGCGCTGGAGCGAGTAGATATCGACTTCCTCTGCCAAGAGCTTCTGGGGCTTCGTATCGATTATGCTCGATTATCTCTGAACGGCGAAAAAATCGGCCTGACATCTTCTTGCGATATAGGCGTCGAGGTGTTCCCTGAAGATCCAAGCTCCACGGAAGAACAGTATTATATGCTTGATGGAAAAACCATTTTGATTGAAAGTGATCTCATGAAAGAGGGTGCCAATATAGGCCGCAGGAACTATACCGTTTCCCACGAGAGCTGTCACCATATTCTGAAAATGCTGTTTCCGCACGACTACGGAGCCCAAGCAAGTGGGCGTTCCGTTCACTGTTGTTATCGAAGCAACAGAGGAAAGGGGGATTGGGAGGAGTGGCAGGTTGAAACACTGGCTGCCATGATTTTACTTCCGCCCGAATGTGTAGTTCGAAGCATGGAGCGATTCGGCCTTGGAACCCAGATGCGCCTTCTAAACCGAGTGTTTGCCCCTGCCGATTACAAGAAGTTCGAAGCGATGGCATCATTTATGGGGGCTTCTAAAACAGCACTGTCCATTCGAATGATGCAGCTTGGTCTTCTGAAAAGAAATGATCTTTCCGACCCTTATAGTTTGGTTCGAGTCGAAATGGATGAGGAGGACCGTATACTATGAAACCTAACTCGTATGAAATCAAAGTTGTAAAGCGTTGCCCGAAATGCGACTGGCGCATTTTTGATAAAGTGACTCCCACTTCGGGCATCATTGAGTTGAAGTGTCCCAACTGTCGAAAGATTGTTGAGATAGACCTGAGTTATCGTACCCCAATCCGCAGGAGAGCTACCTACTACCGAGCATCCTGCCATACTTACACATAAGAACAATCGACAACAGAATAAGAAAGCTGATTGCACCGAGCCACGGGTCCTTAGATTAGGAAGTCTATGAGACACCAAATTGCCGGGCATTGAGAAGAAAAGGTTACTGCAAAGTATACCTATCTTCTTGATGCCCGGCTTTTTTATGCTGTTGCCCCCTAACGGAGGTAACAATGCTGACTAGCCTTTGGGAACCCTATATCGCTCAATATCCTTGATCTCCGATTTTTTGAACCTTTCAAAATTCAAAAAATCAAAAGGAGATCAAAATCATGTCCGAAAAAGTTTATGTTCTCAATGTTTACAATACCATGACCGGCCAATATGAACTTATCCAAGTAACCAAGGAAGTATTTCAGGCTTACAGGCGAACGAAATGGAATATCGAAGATAGCACGGAACGCTTTTTTAAGCATGAGACGCAGATGAGTTCGCTGATTGGCGGAGAAAATGATGGATGCGAGCGGTTCCACGAGTTTATAGATTATGACAATACGCCCGAAAATCAAGCCATTGAGGAGATGGTATTCCAGTCCTTGCATAATGTTCTGGAGCTGCTTCCTCCGAAAGACTACGAGCTGATCTATGAACTTTACTTCAAGAACCACACCGAAAGGGAATGCGCTCATAGGCTGGGGATGTCTCAGCAGGCCATCCATGAGCGGAAGAAGCGCATTTTGAAAAAAATCAAAAATAATTTGGACGAGGAGGGTTGTTAAGATACCTGTTTTCTCCCGTATACATGCGAGAAGAAAAATCTCTTCTTGTGAACGTTGAAAACTGAATATCCGGCGACTGATAACGTCAGTCAGCGGGCCCCCGACGAAGGGGAGCAGCGATGCGGCGGGTGCGCCAAGACCCACCTGTGCGGAGAACTCCGCATAAAAGACGGCCTACTAAGGTGGCCGAGCGATACCCACCCAGCCCAAAGCAGCTTTGGTAGGCTGTCTCGCGATGATACCGTTGACCTGTACTCACTGTCCAGCCACAGACTCAAGCAATGGGGGCAGCTCGGAGAGATCCTCGGAGGGGTGAGATTCCCGGAGGGTGGTGCCAGCCACTGGTCAGTTTAGCCGCCCACGATCCGGGGAGTAGTGTCGAATAGGATCATTAGAAAGTAAGAACACAAATACGGCGGGAGCCGAGCCATACCACTGGAATGCGATATTCTTCCAACCACTGGACGGCTCCCGCCTTTTTGATGGTAGAAATGTGAGGACAAAACTTGTCCTTAGATTCCTATCATCTGCAATTTTGAAAAGTGCCAATAATTTCGGCATAATTATATTGAAAAGTTGCTCTTTGCAATGTGTACTACATGGAGCAGCGAAACCGCCAAAGGCAGCAGAGTATACTGTAACTGCTGTCTCTGCTCATTTCTATAAACACGAAATCAACCACGAGGAGGTAGCACCATGCTGTCAAACAAGAACACCAAGAACGCCAATTTTCTCTTTATTGTTGATATGCTGAAGGATCTCCTTGCGCAGGAGTTGATCACAGAAAAGGAATATGCCAGGGCGAAAAAATATTATATGAATCTTACCGGCGCAGATATCGTATTAGCCCGCTGAAAATTGTGCATAAGGTCAATTCTGCGCTGTTCCAATTGTTTTGGTAGCTATTCAGAATAGTTATCAGTATAATGTGGTTGCCAAAAATGGTTGGTATCATATTATGATACCAACCAAAAAACGAGAGAGGAGGACACCGAAATGCCTGAAGTACGGCTCATCACCCCGATCACAAGACAGAGCACGAAGAAGATGCAGGTTGCAGCTTACTGCCGAGTGTCTTCCAACTCCGCTGATCAGCTCAACTCCTATGCCGCACAGATCCGAGCATACAAAAAATACATCGGAGCACGCGACGATTGGGAACTGGTGGACATCTTCGCCGATGAAGGGCTTACCGGAATGAAAAGTGAAACCCGTGATGAATTTCAGCGGATGATCCGCATGTGTGAGCTCAAACAAATTGACCTGATCATTACGAAATCCATCTCTCGCTTCGCACGAAACACAAAAGACGCTCTGTCCTATGTAAGAAAGCTCAAGTTGCTGGGTGTGGGCGTTCAGTTTGAGAAGGAAGGCATCTCAACGCTCTCTATGGGCGATGAGATGCTTCTTAATACCTTCTCTGCTCTGGCGCAGGAGGAATCGCAGTCCATCTCTATGAACCAGCGCCTCTCAATCGTCAAACGCATGGAACTTGGCGAGTATGTGGACAGCAACGCCCCTTACGGATACCGGTTAGTCGATAAGATGTTGACCGTGTACGAGCCGGAAGCAGGCATTGTGCGGAATATCTTCGCTCTGTACTTGCAGGGCTTCTCCACAAGTGAGATCGCAAGAGAGCTGAACAAGCTCAACATCCCTACCAAGGCCGGAAAGGAAACCTGGCGACCGAGTCGCGTGGCATATATTCTGAAGAACGAAAGGTACATCGGCGACAGCTTTTATCAAAAGACCTACCGAGAAACCACCGTTCCCTTCAACCAACACCTCAATCGTGGACAGGAAGATCGCTTCTACGCAAAGGGTACCCACCCCGGCATTATCGAAAAGGATGTATTCGATGCCGCACAGATCCTTATTGAAAAGCGCAAGGATGTCTTCGCCAAAGCAACAACACAAAATATCTATCCGCTTACAAGCCGCATTCAGTGTTCTGAGTGTGGCTCTTTCTATAGGCGAAGAATCGTGTCGGGGACTGTGAAGTGGGTATGCTCCCTTCACAAAGATGACAGCACGGCCTGCGACTCCAACTACTACAACGAAGAAAGAATCTACGACGGCTTCATCTCCCTAGTGAACAAACTGCGGTTCTCTGAAGATAACATTCTCGGACAGGTCATCAGCCGGCTGGAGATGACACTGGCAGCTATGAAGCGAAACAATCTGGCTGCGCGTGATTTAAGCAAGAGTATCGCTGAGTTGAATGCGAAACTGCTCATGCTTGAACAACTCCGGTCCAAGGGATACCTCGCCCCTGAAGTCTATCAGGCGCAAGCCAACGAGATCAGCGCAGAGCTGGCAAAACTCAAGGACGTCAGACAGGAGAAGTTCAATTCGAAAGCCGCCATCATGCTTGAGGAAGTCAAGAAACTAAAAATGCTCATCTTCGAACTGGAAGAACCCCTCGACGTATTCGATGAGAAGCTCTTTCTGGAAATTGTGAAGTCCATCCAAATCAATAAAGAGGACGAAATGTCCGTGGAACTCCTTGGCGGGCTTCGATTCAGAGAACGCATATAGGAGGCACTCATGAAAAAGATACGGTACATCCCATACGGATACACGATGCGAAATGGCAGAACGGTCATCTCAACTGAGGAAGCAGAGATCATCCGAGAGATCTTTAAGGCATATCTGGATGGTGCTTCTCTCAAAGCAATTGCGGAAGAACTGACCGGTCGCCAGATCCCATATACACAAAGAACCACCACATGGGATAAAGCCCGTATCGCAAGAATCATCGACAACGCCAAATATATTGGGACTGAAGAATACGACCCCATCATAGATGAAGACATGTATGAAGCGGCAGTCAACCTGAAAACGGCGCGGCAGCGCAATACCTGCGAAAAGGAAAACGATGCCATCGACCTTCTCCGTGACTTCGTTCGGTGCGACAACTGCGGTCAGCCAATGAAGCGTCGTGTCAGTATGAAGCATCGCATTCGAGAGAGCTGGAACTGCACCAACGACGAATGCGGCATCAGAGTTCGCATCAGCGATGCCCAACTCATCGAAACCATTACCGTCCTCATCAATCGGGTCATCCTCAATGACCATCTGCTCCAACCGAAGCCCAAGAAACGGTATGAGCCAGATGCGAAGGTCACCAAGGTAGGAAATGATATCGCTCTGGAGCTGGAGCGTGACGCTCCAAACGAGGAGTACATCATCGAAAAGACCATCGAGATGGCAGCGCTCATGTACGAGCAGAGCAATGCCAAGTTGAACCTCACATTATCGCTCGCAAGGAAACTGGCACATGCGATGGCCACACAGGATGAATTTAATCGAGATTACTTCACCGCCCTCGCCTCATACATCACGCTCGGCGAACAAGGCAGAGTGGTGCTTCATACTAAGACAGAAACGGAGGTCACGCTGGACGATGGAAGTAACGAAAGTCCCTAAGAAAATCGTCACTGTCATAGAGCCAAAACGCTCCATGACAGTAGACAAAGAAAAATACAGGCAGAAGAAGGTTGCCGCATACTGCCGTGTCTCGACAGACAGCGAAGAGCAGCTCGTCTCCTACGCCAACCAAAAGAAGGTGTACACCGAGATGATCGCCAGCCGCAAAGACTGGTGCTTCGCAGGTCTGTTCGCTGATGAGGGTAAATCCGGCACAAGAGCCGACAAGCGGCCTGAGTTCAACAAAATGATCAACGACTGTCTGGCTGGAAAGATCGATTACATCATCACCAAATCCGTATCCCGCTTTGCGAGAAATACGGTGGACTGCCTTGACTATGTCCGAATGCTCAAGTCCAAAGGCATCGGTGTCTACTTTGAGGAGCAGCAGATCGATACACTCAAGACAGACAGCGAACTGTATCTGGTCATCTATGCGGGCTTCGCACAGTCTGAATCCGAGAGCATCAGCAAAAATATCACATGGAGCGTCCGCAAGAAGTTCGAGGAAGGAACCCCAGTGTTTATGTACAAGCGGTTTCTTGGCTATAGAAAGGGCGCTGACGGTGAGCCGGAGATCGTACCGAGCGAAGCGGTCATCGTGGAACGCATCTTCAACCTCTATCTGGCTGGGGAAACCGTGGATAAAATCTCCAAGATGATGCAGGCTGAGAACTATGATGTCCCCGGCAAAGCCATCAGCTTTAGCAAGGGCATGATCATGAATATGCTCTCCAACGAGCGATACTGCGGAGATGTGATTCTGCAAAAATCCGTCACCGTTGACTGCATCGAAAAGAAGCGGAAGAAGAACACCGGAGAAGCTCCAATGTACTATGTTCAGAATAACCATCCAGCCATCATCGACAGAGTGACCTTCAACAAGGTTCAGGAAGAACTGGCTAGGCGAAAAACAAAAACGCCAGGATCTGCAAAGAGCTCCATCACATCCACCGGAAAGTATTCCCGCTACGCCCTGACCGATGTGCTCATCTGTGGCAACTGCGGTACCTGTTACCGCCGCGTGACATGGTCAAGAAATGGTACCAAGCGCATCGTGTGGCGCTGCATCAGCCGACTGGACTACGGCAAGAAATACTGCAGCGATTCCCCCACCATTATGGAGGACAAGCTACAGGAGGCCATCGTTCGAGCGGTCAACAAGTTTAACGAGCAAGATAACGCCACCTATAAGGCACTCATGAGAGCGACCATCAGCGAAGCCCTCGGCCTTAATGGAGATCCGGAAGAAGTAGATATGTTGGAGCGAAAGATCGAAGCCTTAAACAATAAGATGCTGGCCCTTGTCAATGAGAGTGTCAGTTCTGGCGATGGTATCGAGGCCCACGAAAGCGAGTTCATGACACTGTCGCAGGAAACAGAACTCCTTAAGCAGCGTATAGCAGCCATTCAGGAAAGCACCGCCAAGGATAACGGTGAGCAGAACCGTCTCGAGCAGATTCAAGCTATCATTGCCGAACGAGAAAGTAAGTGCATGGAGTATGATGATTCCATCGTCCGCCAGATGGTAGAATGCATTAAGGTCTATCCCGGCGGCAAGCTGGAAATCATCTTCGGTGGCGGATACCTTGTCGAAGAATCCGTCTAAGCGTAGGAGTTTGAGGGAGCATCCCTCTTTCTCTTTCTTTATTTCATCGTGGATGTTTTTCTGAATCGCATCGAGAAGGGCGACCTTTTGCTCTGTTGAACACTCCAATCTTGAGATGTAATTATAAATCAACTGTGCATGGACAGTTGCAACACGCTTGGAAAGATCTTCCTGACCTTCCGTTGAGCACGGCAAATGAATGATTACTTCCATAGAATCCCCCCAATCAGGCATAAGGCCGGATGCATATCGGTAAGGTAGTCAGCACACAATGAAGTATGGGATAATCGCAGACGCGCTACCTTTTAATGTCTTTATTTATTGACAATTATAGATGTATCGTCTATAATAACAAGCACAAAGATGATGTGGAGGTGGTGTGCAGAATGGGACGAAAGAGTGTTGCTGTGCTGCCGCAGACGCAGGCGATTTTAGAACAGCTGGGAGAACAGATCAAACTTGCCAGATTACGGCGGCATCTGTCTGCCGAATTGGTCGCGGAAAGAGCCGGCGTAAGCCGAGCCACAGTGTGGAATGTTGAAAAGGGAAACCCCTCTGTCGCAATTGGGATCTATGCCGCAGTTCTGCACGCACTGAACAATATGGATAAAGACCTTCTGCTCGTTGCAAAGGATGACGAGCTGGGGCGTAAACTCCAAGACCTTGAGCTTACCACGCGCAAGAGAGCACCACGAAACGGAGGTGATTGACCGTGGCGTCAAACCAAAAAGTAATTTATGTCTATGAGGGCTTCAGATCTACAACGCCAAACTTCCTGGGGACGCTCTTCGTGGAGAATGTCCGCGGCCGTGAAAGCTATTCCTTTGAGTATGATGCTGACTGGTTAAAAAGCAGCGCAAACTACATGTATCTCGACCCGGATCTTCAACTGTATGCCGGGCGGCAGTATCCCACCGGTGCAAAAAATGTGTTCGGCCTTTTCGCTGACTCTTCCCCCGACCGCTGGGGCCGCCTGCTGATGACGCGCAGAGAAAGAATCCTGGCGGAGCAGGAAGGCCGAAAGCCTCGAAAGCTCTTAGACAGCGACTTCCTGCTGGGCGTCTATGACGAGACGCGGATGGGCGCGATCCGCTTCAAGCTGGACAAAGACGGTCCGTTCCTTTCGGATGATTCAGAAACCCCGACGCCTCCCTGGACCAGCCTGCGAACGCTGGAGGAAGCCTCCCGTCAATTTGAAAACGATGAGTCCGGTCTCGAGCAGAAATGGATCAATCAGCTCATCAAGCCCGGTTCCTCGCTGGGCGGTGCTCGTCCGAAGGCCACCGTTCTGGACACAAAGGGAAATCTGTGGATCGCCAAGTTTCCGTCTAAGCACGACGACGTCAATGTGGGGGCGTGGGAAAAGGTCACCCATGACCTTGCAAGACTTTGCGGCTTGGATGTTCCCGAGTCCATGCTGATCGACTTCTCCAAGTACGGAAGCACCTTCCTTGTACGACGGTTTGACCGGAATGGTGCTGCGCGGATTCATTTCGCGTCCGCCATGACAATGCTCGGAAAAACGGATGGGGCATCGGCTGCGGACGGCTCCAGTTATCTTGAGCTGGTGTCCTTTATCAAGGCCAACGGCGCTGCTCCCAAGAGAGATTTGACGGAGCTATGGAAGCGGATCGTGTTCAATATGGCTGTTTCCAATACGGATGACCACATGAGAAACCACGGCTTTATCCTCAAGGCGGATGGCTGGCATCTCTCACCCTTGTACGATGTAAACCCCGTCCCGGAGGGTGACGAGCTGTCCCTCTGCGTAAATGAGGACGATGCAACGATCTCCCTCGACCTTGCGCTGGAGATCGCTCCGTATTGTGAGATCAGCACCAAGGACGCAGCGGCTATGGCAGCGGATGTCCTGAAAACCGTCCGTGATAACTGGAATCGTCTGGCAGCAGAATGCGGATTAAGCCGGAGCGCACAGGAATATATGCGGCCGGCCTTCTCGCTGGCTCTTGAATAACACAGCTTGATTCACCATCAGATCTCCCTTCGAGCAAGGGGGATCTTTTTTTGCCAGTCACAAGCCAAAGAGCATTCCGCGTGTGCTATTCCTCAAGGACAGGATCGTCTGCAAGGGGTTCTTCGTTTTCCTCTACAAAGTCATCTTCCGCAGCAACCTTCCCAGAATGCAGCTTCGTCATTCGCAAGGTATATTTGCATTTTCGGTTATAAGCAACGAGCATAGCTTCGGCGTAGCAAAGAGACCCTGCTCCACGCTCTTTAGCGATGCGAGACAACTGCCGAACAGACATGAAGCCAACCCTCTCCTTAAAGGTTTCGTCACGAAGCTGGTCACCAAATGCTACGACCATTCTCGCAACACCGGCTAATACATTTGCCCCCAGAGAGTCGATATCCCCCTCCCATGTACCAACGCAGAGCCGCAAAGTTCGGTCAAGCACATGGTAACCATATTTGGTGTAGATCCGCTCCAGCGTGGCAACCGCACAGATCACGCCATATGCTTTGGTCGGCCCAATAGAAAGAGAATAGGATTCAACGAGCCGCTTAATAACAAGCTGCTGCTCATTTCCTGCTTCGATATTAGCCATGAATATCTCATAAGGCTTCAATGGGCGCACATGCTTCATCTGATTTGCAAAAATGTCTGCTTCGTTCTTGTAATCTAAGCTGTCATAAATCATGCACCAAACAGGAGTCTCCCGCGAACCGGATACAGTAGCAACGATCTCTATGGTGTGCTGACCATTAAAGACATAGTTGACACCATCACGGCGGCTCACCTTTACCGGGTTGATTTGGTTCAGGTCGAAATCCTCGATGGCTTTTTCAACCTGAGCCTGAGACAATGGCCGCTGGTATTCCTGATTAGAAACGAGATTTTTGATCGGGATCTGCTCGAAGTGGACATTCGGAACAAATCTGCTGAAGTCTTGCATTAGTCTACCTCCCTGATTTCTGAGAGCATCTCGGACACCTTCTCCTGTAGCGACAACAGCGCCTCCTCAAGTTTGCTTTTTGCACTCGTTGAAGCGGCGTTCATATCCGCATTGTTTCTGGCTCGCTCGATGGAACTGACCCATGACGGAACGGTCAGAGTCAAACCGGCGATTTCGGCATCCGGGTCGTGCATAGGGGGAATTTTGATAAGAGGTAAAGTTTCCTGCATAGATTCAACTGGTTCCTCATCTGTATCAGCAAATTCTTTTCGCGTATCACTATAACTGGTGAAGGGGTGTTGCAGGTCCTCAGGTTTTGACCCAATTCGCCTGATCTCTTCCGGCGGCATTTTCGAAAGGGCCACAAGGTTCTCGTGAGATATTTTGAAAGTGCCAGAAAGCACTTTGCCAGGAAGTTCGGGGTCTGCCTGTCCAACAACGTCTAATGCCTTACTGAAGATCGCATACTTCTGCACAGATCCAGTAGATACATTGTATTGAGCGCTGAACTTCTGGGCTGTGCGCCGAAAAGTATCGCCTCGCTCACCCTTGTTTCTCCGCTTATACTGGTTGAACCCATTGATGTTGGGCGGATGCTTACGCGCTACTTTCTCAAGTTCATACTGCTTTCCAATGAGATATCGTCTGGTTTCCTCCGTGATATTTCGGCGGCCGAGCTGATTGCTGCAGATCCAGACAATCGCTTGCTCTCGGTTCTCAAATGGCATCTCTCGTATAGCATAGGGAATGTGAAGTCGATTGCATATCTCGTAACGGTTATGACCATCAACAATGATGTTATTCCATGTGATGATCGGCTCTCTGCAACCGTCTACTGCAAGATTTACTTCGAGTTGAAGATACTCATCTTTCCGTAAAGGTCGAATGAGCGTCTTAAATTCCGGGTCAATCTCCAACACCGCAAATCCTTTATCCATCGCTGGGAGGTCTCCTCTCATTTTTCTTTAAGGTTTTCATGGAGAAATAGGCTACTCTGTTTGCAACATCCACCTCTCCGCTCATACGATAACTGTATTGGAAGTCGAGAGTACCGATCATGTTGACCAAAGCACACAGGAGTGTGTTACTGTAGAACTCAATAGAATAATGGCGTGATGTTTGAACCAACTTCACTCGGTTGGAGGTGCCACCAGCGAGGGGCCGATCTGAGCCAAGTACAGCAATGAACATTTCTTCTGGATTGACCAGAAATTGAACATATTGCGGATTCCCCATTTTGTTCAGGGTGGACTTATGTATGCGAAAGCGATTCCACTTTAAGTCAATGGTCATGATCGCGCTGTTATCCGTACTACCCATTTACACTCCCCTCCTGCACAGGTACCTCTGGTTGATATGCGGTATGGACTGATGTGACATTTTCCACGGATGCCGTGGAGGATACAGAGCTATCCTTGATTCCATAAATCGCGTATCCGTCAAAGATATTGATCTGCAGAGATTTCTGGTGTTCACGATAGGGCAAACCGAACTGATCCTTCCAACCGGCTGGGAATACAGGTGTACGCGCAGTCTTGGGCTTGCCTCCGTCTTTTGCAATACGCTGATAAATCTCGGAGGCGTTCAAGTCGAATACAATCAGATACTCATCATTAGCATGGATGACCTTGCCAATCAGCTTGTACCTGTAATCAATATTCCAGTCCATCAGCTCAAAGAGCTTTGCAAAGAAGAACTTACCCGTCACCTGACGGGGCCGCCTCTTCCCACCAGATGTGTTGCACCACGCGAATGCGTCTCGCTCTGACTCGGCGCAAGGGCGTAGCGCAAGAATGTGCGACTCTCGATTGATCAAGAGTTGGACACAGTCTGCATGGGGAAACTTGTTCAAGCAAGCAGTATTGACATAAACTTTGTAATTGTTGAAGGTGATAGACGGCTCGAAAGTATGAGCGAAGAACTCCCTACGAACCACCTGATACCCATCAAAATCGAAGTCGTCACTAAGTTCGATCACATCGCCTGGTGCCGATGCGTCGATTGTCATTGGCGTGTCCGCATCCTCCTTAAAGGTAATGGTAGTTTCATCATCGACATTACCGAATTGAGTATTCTGCAGCATCGGTGAGATGAAAGAAACCTGATTCTCTACTTCCATTCTGCTCTCCTTTCATTCGTCTCTGACAAGATCCAGCGCATCTCCAATCTGGCGTAGGCTCATGCTGAGATAGCGACAAAGCCGTCTGAGTTGTTCCGTGTTATACCCTGCCATGATCACATCCTGCTCGGCTTCGGACAAATCAGAAAAGCATCTGTTGACATGTATACCATCACGAACCACGCGGTAGTACACTCCATCAAGATTCCGAAAGATTGGAATATTGTTTTTTTCAGACATTAAAATCCACCTCTTCCTTCTGCTTTATGGGGGCTAATTGCTCTGCTATGAATCGCTGCATTTCATCAAACTTGGTGACTTGAAGCTTCTCACCGGTTTCAAAGAGTTGGCCTTCCAGCCAAAGCTTCCATGCATCTTCACTTTGTAATTCTGGTGAAGATGAGGTAAGTCTGTGAGAATAAAAGTCACTCCCAAACCTGTCTGCCAGTTTCTTCGGAACTGCCCGAACACGCTTTCCTGATACGGAAAGAGGAGAAAGCTCACCATTGCCGCTGATGGGAGAATCTGTCCCCGTCATGAGATAGGACTGGATAAAAATCTCGGGTTCACTCAAATCAAATAGGAACACCGAATCCCCTTCGTTTTGGAGGAGTCTACCATAGGCCCTGAACTTAAAATCGGTTTCCCAATCGAGCAGTTCGAATAGGGTTCCACCAAATGCGGTACATGGTATCTCTTTGGCATAGTATTTTCCATCGTCAGGTCTTGACCACTGTACGCACTGGCGAGAATCCTTAGAGGCGCGACGAACAGCGAGCTTCCGCAATCCCGGATGGATCAGCAGTTCAACTTTGTTGTCCTTCCCAAACTGCCTGACGCAATCTGTGCTGAACTTGATTTGTTTGCTCTGAAATAAGACATACGGTCTTTTGTTCGCATCAAAGAGAGATGAATTCGTAACTTCAAAGCCGCGCAAATCAAAATCTCCAGCTGCCACCTCGAATGTGGCGTCACCCTCCGCAGGCTGGCCGTAATATGTATCGTCCGTGTAGACACTCATAGAAGCCTGTAAATAATCGGCTGCCTTGAAACCTGCCCACTTAGGGCTAATCGTGACAAATCCTTTCAGAACGCCAGATTCAATCACCCGAAGCTCCGGCAGAATAGACTTTCCGCCGTATTTCGCATTATTGATCATGTGCTGGACGGCTATATAATCGTCCCGCGACACGATTGCCTCGTGTTCTCCTTTATACAGGCTCTGCTGCCGTTCTCCTCTGTTTTTCTTGGACTTATGACTAATCACATCAGGCGTGAATGTCTTTCTTGTGAGAACATCACCACAATGCCGCTCATTCCTCAAGACCTGAATTACGGTGCCGGAAGTCCACTTGGAATTACCAAGGAATGTCCTCTTACCAAGTGCCTCGAGGGTTTTTGCAATATGCGATGAAGAATATCCGGACAGATACATGTAGAATATGAGCTTTACGGTCGGCGCTTCGTCCGGATTGATCACCAACTTGCCGTCAGTATCATGAGAATAGCCCAACAGCTTGGGTGTCAGAGGAAGTCCTCCATTCAACCGCTGAGCAAGCGAAACTTCCATACTGCGGCTTCGAATGCGGGACTCGTTTTCCGCAATGGAAGCCAAAAAAGACAGCGGCATGTTTGTATCCTCGTTCAACGAGAAGATGCATTCACTCTCGAAGAAAACGCCCACTGGATTGCGGAGCTCCGCAAGATTACGCACCATAGTAATACAGTCGACGGTATTTCTGGCAAGACGCGAGACTGATTTGGTGATGATCAAGTCGATTTTTCCGGCTCTGCTGTCAGCGAGCATTTGGTTTAGCTCAACGCGGTGTTTTGTCGAAGTGCCCGAGATTCCTTTATCGGCGTAGATCTTTACAAGCTTCCAATTGGGATGCTTCAAGACGAACTCTTCATAATAGTTCTTCTGAAGTTCATAGGAAGTTTCCTGACCGAGATTATCAGTTGAAACTCGGACGTAGACCGCAACACGCTGATGAATATCGGCATCGTAGAAATCGACCTGCTTCTTTGCCGGATAGATGACATCTGGCTCTCTCCGATTCGAGTATCGCTTATGTACTTTCTCGCGTTCTGCTTGATCAGCGGCTTTCTTGGCTGATTTACTCATGGAGCGCACCTCTCATATCCAGCTCGTCATCAGGCAGGATCTTCCAGTCAGGGGTTGGGAGAAAACAAGGCTCTCGAAGATCGTCGCGATAATACGATGCCAAAGTGTATAGATCTTCTGATATGAAGTAGATGCCAACAGGAGGCTTGCGAGCAGCGAGCATTCTTGCGCAAATCGCCATTTCTTGAGCATCTCTGGACACATTGCTGACCTTCTGTGTGATTATGAGGTCGACTTTCCCCGCATCGCAGTCAGACAGGAGTTCAGACCATGCTGTAGAGTTCTCCATATACGGAGCGGTCGATCCATTGTCAATATAGAAACCTACAAACTCCCACATAGGATACTGAGCCAGCGTAGCACGAAAAACCTCTCTGTTGCGTTCGAGATATTCCTCGTCTCTATATTTCGTCTGGTTGAAAAAGCGGATGTACACTGCAACCTTGAACGGGATCTTGGGGTTCGGTACTTCGTGGCGGATAGTTTTCAACCACTGCCTGTGTTGTGCCACAAGGGGTAATACCATGTTTTCTCTCAGGCACAGGTCAAAGGAGGGATACTCAGTCTCTTCGAGTCCTTGTTCAGTACCTAAAGGCAGCAGTTTCGTGTTTTCCATGTTTTCCTCCGGCATTTGGGCAAGCCCTTTTGGGTGAATTATAGGGAAAATGCTTAAAAATAAGAAGATACCATAGGTCAGCATCTTGACCTATGGTATGGAAATGACAAAAAAATTATCGGATTGGTCACCCAATCCGATAATTAATCATTATTCTGCTTCTTATGCATGGAGGCTTTGACCTCTCGGACAATCTTTAAGATGGTTTCCATCTCACTGGCCGAGCAGTCTTCAAGGAGCTCCGCAAACTCACCTTGATAGATTGCTTTGACCTCCGGTACATCTGGGCGGAGCAAATAGTCTGCAGATACCTGAAGGGCTTCCGCCACTTTGACGAAAGTCTCAAGTTGCATCCCCGTTTTTCCTCGTTCGATGTTGCTAATCAGCGGCAGTGAAACAGAAGCTTCGACTGCCAAATCCGCTTGGCTCATGCCTCTGCTGATTCGAACGGCTTTGATGCGTGAGCCGACCAGCTTCAGATCTTGTTGTTCATACATGACCAGCTCACCTCCCCTTCGCCGGATATAAGCTAACGACTATAATTTAAGTTAGTATATAATATGCGAAGGTCAAGTTTATATAATCGTACCGCTATAAAATAACGGTTCAAATATAATTGAGTTGCCAAAATTTTTAAGGAGGTTTCTCTATGCAACTCAATTACTATGTCCTTGGTCAAAGAATCCAAAAAATCAGGAAGAACAAGCGTATCTCCCAAGCGGTGCTGTCCACCATGATCGACAAGTCCGCTGGATACATCAGCTATCTCGAGTGCGGTACAAAGGTTATGAGTCTCGAAACTTTTGTTGGCATCGCCAATGCGCTGGAGGTGTCGACTGATACGCTCCTGAACAGGCAGCTCACGGGTGCGACTGAGATGTCTAATGCCGAGGCGCAGAAAATCTTCGCCAACTGCACCCCGTATGAAACCTATGTCCTGTTGGATGTGCTGAAAACAACCAAGAACGCTCTACGCTCGCACCATCATCTCCTCAAGGATGAGTGGTAATCATTTTATCAACTGAATATCAAATAGCAACAGACCACAGGTTAAGAGATTGACCTGTGGTCTGTTGCGTGCAAAAAACGATTATGTTTTCGCCCAAAACGATTATGATTTGGGCTTTTGCGAGATTTTCCATTCTATTGATGCTATAATCCGGTCAAGCCAGAAAGGATGAGGATGAATGATTTATTACACCGGCGATATTCACGGCAGTGCGAAAGGAATCGTTGCTTTTGCCCAACGCTATGAGCTCACAGAATCGGACATCATCGTCATCCTTGGTGATGTCGGAGCGAACTATTACGGCAACAGGCGGGATCGGTATTGCAAAGATGCGCTTGCCAAAATAAAGCCCACCGTCTTCTGTATTCACGGAAATCATGAACGGCGTCCAGACACTCTCGCGGGCTATAAGCAGAAAGAATGGAATGGTGGCCTTGTGTGGTACGAGGATGAGTATCCGAACTTACTCTTCGCCAGGGACGGAGACATATTCACTATGGAAGGAACCCGGCATCTGGTCATCGGCGGCGCTTATAGCGTAGACAAATACTACCGACTGAAAAACGATCTGCTGTGGTTTGCTGATGAGCAGCCCTCGGCAGAAATCAAGACATATGTGGAAGAGCAAATCACGAAAAACAGAATTGACATTGTTCTCTCTCATACCTGCCCCTATAAGTACGAACCGCGGGATGCGTATTTACCCATGATCGATCAGAGCACGGTTGATGACAGCACAGAGCGATGGCTTGATGGGATAGAAGAAAAAGTGGATTATAAGGCATGGCTTTGCGGACACTGGCACATAGAGAAGCAAATTGACAAGCTTCGCTTCCTGTTCCACGATGTTGTGTCACTGGAAATGATAAAGCGAGGTTTCAAATGAGTCGTTTCAAGAGCAATCTCTACACAGTTGAGCGCCGAGTATGGAGAAATCACAAGCTGTGCTGGATTCAGAACGATGACTTCACTCTCTTTTCAGGACATCACAAAACAAAAATCAAAGAGGAAGATCTCCCGGAATGGTATGTCTTTGGCAGATACTATAAGCTGTGGGGCTTCCTCTCCACAAAAGGTATTACCGACTTGCAGTACATCCTGAACCTGTGGGTCAATCACTTCCTAAAAGATGACTGTCTCCTGATCTCCTATGGCGGTAAAATTGAGGAGCATCCAGACAGCACTGATTTTGAAAAGTACAGCGGCGTTGATGAGCGAGTGTGGGGCAACGAGATCCTCCATGTGTTGAAAGGTGCCAGGATATTCTCGGAATATGATATTGCCCCTATCATAGAGCAGATCCGTGAGAAGCAGCACATTCTCATTGAGAACTACCCGGACGAGTTCGGACCCCACAAGTGGAGTTTTAATCTCGATGAATGGATGGCAGAAGAGTACCACTCAGGTCGCCCAACCTATTACAGCAAAGCCATCACAGAAAAGAGAGAAGCAGAGCTGCGAGAACTATATGACAAAAGAGGACAGACAAATGGATGAATGCCAACACGCAATGGAGGAACTCCGCAATATAGTCGAGGGGATCAGCAAGCTGCGAGACACAGCATACGCGCACTACTCTTTATTGGTTGAGCGGGTGCTGAAGGATCAAATCACCGACGAGCAGCAGTTAGAACAAATCATGGATGGCCTCTGCGATTTCTGCGATGAGATCCGCTTCATCGATCTTTATCGAAGCCTTTGCCGACACATCTATTACCAATATCCGCAGCTCGTGGGAGAGCATGTGGCTCTTTTCCGTGCGCTGTTTGAGGGGCCCGATGAGAAATGATTTGAGAGAAGATGTATGGAGGTAACCTTCAGTGAAGGTGGCAGATACAAGTTTGCCTGCTACCGCCTCACATATGAAGAAAGCAAGTCTCCAGATAGGATTGCAAAGATCAAAGCCGATCTTGCCTCAAAGGGGAAAGATGGGTATTCCATTGCAATCACTTATGACGCATCTCCCACCCCACCAACGTGGGACACATTCGCCAATTCCTTACTATGTCTGGACGGAAGACTTGAGATGTGGAAGCTAATGCAAGAGAGTTGGCCACATCACAAAGCGGTCGAAGCGCAGAAAGGAGTGAGTAAGATGAGCACATCATATTTCATTTTTACGGAGGTTCTGGCAAATGATCAGTGGCATTGTATCAACCCCCAAGTGATGAAGTTGCTGCCTATCGAACATCTCATTCTTGTTCCAACGCTTCGCTCGGACAGCAGGTATCAGTTTGAAAAAGCATACCGACAGCTTGAGTGCGATGGACACCCGTTCACAGTAGACGAAATGTCAAGAAATCTACAGGCATCGGTGAACGACTGGCTTACCCCAGAGGACAGTGTCCGAATTGCCGTTTGCTACGATGACATCTTGAAGCTACTGAACACTTCCGGCAAAGAACATTCTGCATTTGCTCTTCGATCTGAAGTAGCTGCCTTTCAGAATGATGAATCCGATAATATTTTGGACTTCGTCTCAATAGACGAATATCGGAAGATGGAGGATGAACTCAAGAAGGCTTATCAATATTTCGAATGGAATGACCGCTCCGGTGCGTATCGCTATTATGAGGAGATCCAAAAGAAGGTCGCCGCACAGGTCAAGGATTGGAAAGCGATAAACCCTCGGGCAGAAATCACCTCTGTCCGAATAATGCTTTTTTCAACCTAAAGGAAAACACACAGGAGGGTTTCAGATGCAATCGAATAAAGAATCGAACCAAAAGCTGATTGAGCGATTTCCGTTTCTAATACCTCGTAACCGCTGGACGGGAAAAGTTCCAGAGGATTACGACTATTCCTATACGGAACTGGATTCCATGCCTGATGGCTGGCGAAAGGCTTTTGGGGAGCAAATGTGTGAAGATATCCGTGAGGAATTGGTACGTGCCGAGTATCTCGACCAATACCGCATTACCCAGATCAAGGAGAAATATGGAACGCTCTGTTGGTATGACTTTGGCTGTACAGAGCGGATGCTTCGTGACATCATCCCCAAATATGAGCGCCTATCTGCGAGAACTTGCATCAGATGTGGGAACCCTGCAACAAAGGCTTCTACTGGCTGGATCAGTCCCTACTGTGACACTTGTGCTGGCAAAATCAGTCATGCCGAGAGATTTATTCCTATTGAGGAATGGCTCAGTGGAAGCGGAGATGAGGTTGCATCAGAAAGGATTGTGAATGAAAAAGATACCCACTCTCTTTGAACGAGAATTTGAAAACCATCGAATTGTCAGAATACTGCCAAATATCAGCCCTGACCTTGCTTGGGTCATGACCGGCGACGGCGTAGCTACCATCAAATGGGACGGCGCCTGCTGTGCGGTCATAGATGGCGTCTTCTACAAAAGATACGATGCCAAGCATGGGAAACCCATTCCGTCCAACGCCATCAAGTGTCAGGAGACCGCAGACCCTGTCACGGGTCACTTGCCTTGTTGGGTTCCTTGTGACAGATCTGCCCCCAGCGACAAATGGTTTTGGGATGCGTATGACAAAATGGGAACCGTACTCGATGGAACATACGAGGCCATCGGTCCGCATTTCAGGGCTAACCCATACAGCCTCGACGCCGATATTCTCAAACCCCACGGGAAAGACATCGTCGAACTGAATCGGAGCTTCGAAGGCATTCGCACTTATCTGGAAACCCATGTGATTGAGGGGATCGTCTTCTGGAAAGATGGGCAGCCTCAGTGCAAGATCAAACGCAAGGATTTTGGACTCCCGTGGGGGAAATGATTACTCAAATCAGAAGACTCCGTTAGAGGTGTGGCAAAGCACTTGGCAATAGGAGGTGTGCCGCATGAGTAAATGGCTCGGCTACACAGTAGAGCTATTCTTCGATGGCCAATGGTTCAACATCGACCAGTGGCATCGACACGCAAATGGAGAACTCAGACACCGCTATCTGTATACTGCGCCCGAACGAGATATCTTCTCCAGCGCACATGATGAGCTGGCTCTTAGTAAAGAGAGAATCTGCTTTTCTGACCTGGCAGCAGAAACTCAGGATATCATCTGCGCAGAAAATCCAGCATTTGAACGCAGTACATTCGACTCATGGGATTTTTTCATTTGGGGCAACCTCTCTGACTTGGAGATGCTACTTCAAAAGCCTGTTGAGAATGAAAACGATGGATACATTTCAAAGGATTTACTCAAAGGGCTGCTTGTCAGGATTCAAGACCAAATCCAGATTTTTCGACAGACCATCCCGTACTTCGTGACTGATAGGTCATCGGAAATGCCAATCAGGATCATTATCTGTGAATTGTGATTTTTTGATAGCTATTCGCTCTGAAATATGGTAATTGTTCGTGTTACAGAAAAGGAGGTGGAACACCATGATTTATGTAATGTCCGATATTCATGGACAAAAACGACGCTTTGATTCCGTCATGAAGCAAATCAACCTACAGCCCGAGGACACCCTCTATGTCCTTGGAGATGTGATAGACAGAAACCCGGATGGCATCAAAATCCTTCGTCAGATCATGGCGATGTCAAATGCCAAAATGCTTCTGGGTAACCACGAATTAATGATGATGAATGCTCTCTACTACCCACCCCCAGAGGATGAGGAGTGGCCTGAATACTACTATGAGCGTAAGCAGTCTCTGTGGTATAGAAATGGAGGCGAGATAACACATAATTATCTGAAGCACATAAAGAAAACCGTTCGTCAGGAGATATTCGAGTATTTGGAGAAGCTGCCTGTAAACATGGAAATCACGGTGAATGGCAGGCAATTCATTCTGACCCACGCAGCGCCTGCCGAGCTGTATGAGACCTACGGTCGTAAATATGAGTGTGAGCGAGACTTTGCCGTCTGGATGCGATTTGACAGTTTCCCTGTTCTGGAGGACTGTACAGTCATCTTCGGACACACGCCAACTATCCGTTTCCAGTATGATAACCCAATGGCAATATGGGATGCAAAGAGCTGGATCGGAATCGACTGCGGCTGTATGCTCCCTGAAAAGGGTGACCCTTGGTCAGGAGCACTTGGAAGACTGTCGTGTCTCCGATTGGATGATATGCAGGTCTTTTACTCCGAGGAACCACAATACGACAATCTTAAAGAATCGGAGGAACAGCATGATGGATGATGGCAAAGTAACGATTACCATTGAAATCGATGCGGAACTGCTGACACAGGTAACCGAGGTGCTAAAGCATTATGGCCTCACGCCGGAAGAAGCCGCGGTGCAGTTCTTCGAATACTGTGCCGACCCAAAGACACAGGATCATGCGATTAAACTCCTCAAAATGTGGAAAGAGGAACAGGAAGGTCAAGAGAGGAATAGCGCCAATGCTAAGTAAAGAAGGTTTCTGCAAGGCGCTCCAGATGATAAAGGAGCAAGAGTCCATTGACGAACAGTTCAGCAAAGCGCTCAATCTGGTTGGCGATGGTCACTTTGTATTCGGTGCCGAAAACAAGTATCTCTTGGCTCTTAGAGATGTTTTGAAAGAGGCGGTCAATGACCAATACGACTACATCGATTGGTGGCTGTATGAAGCAACCGATGACTATACGGTATGGGAAGCAGATTGCACCATGAAGTATTGTCTCAAAGAGCCCAAAGCTCTGTATGATTACATAACCGGTACGCTGAAGCCTGTCCCTGTATCTTCGGGAGAAAGCACATCGCAGCAGGAATAAGGAGATGTCAAAATGAAAAGACTGCCGCCACTATCCGAAATGGAACGCATCGAGCAAACCCTACTCGTCGAAAAAACGGATGAAATCCTGGAACGTATTGACAACGAGGACATCGGATTCGTAATAACAGAAAACGGTCTGCCGGATATGGTCCTAATACCATTCCGCTGGTTTGCCGAGAACTTTCCGGATGAAGTGCCTGACGACCTAAGAAGCACCGATTACAAATCCGGATAGATTCCACCACTGAGGAGCCGAGAAAAGATGGATGAGAAGTTTAACAGAATACCCGTCAGCGTCATCCATCTTGACAAGGATGGCACAGTCATAGATGTGAAAGATTACAACCTCGATAAAGTCGAACCTGATTTGTGGGCAATCAAAGGGCTGGCTGCATCACTGCTCCCTGTCATTCGAGAGTTCTATACGCACGAAGAAAATGTTCAAGCATTTGAGGCATGGCTGAAAGAGCGGGAAAATAATCCTCAAAAACACAGCAAGCGGAAATAAGCGCAAAGACGGAAATCTGAGATGAGAGGCTGTATCTATTTCGGTCACTCTTAAAAATACCCAATTCTCCGCTATCATGGGAAATTGAAAGCAAAAAAATATGGCTGAAACAGCTCAAAGCCGCTCCAGCTCTCGATTTTTCCTATTTTCAGCATGTATCTAAATTGGTCACACATGACAAATCAATTACCGTTGTTGATACCATATCAACAACGGTAATTTTTTATTTTCCACCGTCTGAGGAGCGGTTTTTGCGAAAAGCAGGGCTTTTCCCGAATATTTCCGGCCATCGGCGCGATGTACACCCGGATTTGCTGCGGCCATGATGAGAAAACCTTGGGCTTAGCAAAACGGCAATCGTTATAAGAGTAGAAACGATAAATGATTATTTTCCATATAGAAACCCGCCGAAGGCTGAGATGCTGCTCTGAGCCTTGGACGGGTTTTCGCTTATTACCGTGGGACAGAAAGGACAAAAAGGACAGAACCGGGCTGGTATTCTCAGTAATTCTTGATACCCTTATTATCTCACAGGCGCCGTTGCTTTCACAGGACGTCATTTATTATGCGCTTACGTTATCATTTGCGAAATTTCCGCATAAAACGAAAGCGTGCGGAAACTTAACATCCCCTGCCCATAATTATGGATTGTTACGGCTTGACTATGATGAAATATTCAAAGTCTCTTTGCTGATTTGGCAAAATTTGCTTGAATCAGCAAAGAGACTTTGACTTACTTTGCACATTGAACATCGGTATCACCTGATTCATCAAAGAGCCATCCGAATCAGCAAACAAAATACCAAAGCGCAAACAGCAAAAACTGATTGCGCTATTGCTTGATCGAAAGTGTGCCTCAGAAATCTGACTCCACGAAAATATTATCGGAAAACTGGAACGGGAAAAGTTTTTTAATGCGGATTTCAGCAGAAAAAATCAATATTTTCAGGAAAACATTTATAGTGTACTATCAATAATCCTTGACAAAAATTGATTTTACGGATATTATATTGAAAAAGGAGCTGATCTCAATGGCGATTACAACAAAAGAAAGCATCCTCAAAGTTCTGAGTGCTTATAATCCGTGGTGGAAAACCGGGACAGTTAGCCCGCAGATGTCAAAAACCTACAAGAGGTTTGCATTCCACGAAGCGATGAAGCGGTTGACGGATAAAGGAATTCGCCGCTCTGTGGTTTTGACCGGGACGAGACGCGTTGGAAAAACAACCATCCAATACCAAATGATCGAAGCGCTGTTAAAGTCAGGTGTGGCACCGCAGAAAATTGTTTTTATTTCTTTGGATCATCCTATGCTGAAGCTCAGCCAATTTCAGGATGTTCTGGAGTGCTATCATGAAAATATCTATGCAGAGCAGGATGTCTATTACTTCTTTGATGAGGTGCAGTACGCACAGGACTGGGATCGATGGTTAAAGATCATTTATGATACACAACCCAACACCCGTGTTGTTGCAACCGGCTCTGCCAGTCCGGCGTTGATGAAGGGCAGCAGAGAAAGCGGTGCCGGTCGTTGGACCGTTATACAAGTCCCAACGATGTCTTTTTATGAGTATTGTGAACTGCTGAACTTGGATCGGCCCAATATTGCCTCCGATTTGAAAGTAACAACATTGCTCCACAAAAGTCAAATTGAGCGAACTCAAATTATGATGCAGCTTTCCAAGGTTCAAAATCATTTTATGCGGTATTTGCAGGTTGGCGGTTTTCCGGAGTTGGCATTGGCTGACAATGATTTGATGGCGCAGCAGATCATGCGAGAAGATGTTGTGGATAAAGTTCTGAAGCGTGATCTTCCCTCGCTGTACAATATCCGTAACGCAACGGAGCTGGAGAGAATTTTCTTATACCTCTGCAATGTATCTTCGGAAATTGTATCGATTGAGGCAATTACGAAAGAACTGAACGGTGTATCTCGCACAACTGTAGAAAACTATATTCAGTATCTGGAAAGTGCAAATTTGATTTATCAGAGTTGGCCGGTTGATATGGCAGGGAAAAAGGTATTAAAGGCGCGTCCTAAAATTTATATCGCCGATGCGGCAATTCGGAATGCTGTTTTGATGGATGATTCTGTTTTGACGGACCCTGTTGAGATGGGAAAGATTGTTGAAACGGCTGTTTACAAGCATGTCGCTGCGTTTTACTATCAATATGCCACATCTGTTGGTTACTTCAGGGGCGGTAAGAAAGGAAAAGAAATTGATATTGTGGTGGACTATCCTAATACGAAAAACATCCTCATTGAAGTTAAATACAGAGAAGGTGCGCCAATTGCGGATGATGATGCGATCGTAGAATTGTGTGAGGAATCGTCGGCAGCAATAATTATAACCAAGAATGCGGACGATTATGGAGTTCATAACACAAAGTGCGGTAAAGATCTACTACGAATTCCTGCATTTGCGTTCCTTTATTTGCTTGGGAATGCAGAAAAACATGGATATCGCGGAATGGAACAATAAAATAGGTTATATTCTGTCCTTTCTGTCCGCAGTGTCCCGGTGAATCGAAATTGAACCCATAATAATGCACCACGCTGTCAAAATATGGTGCATTGTATCCATGAGCGGTAGGTTTGCCAAATCAGTTACCGTTGTTGATACCGTATCAGCAACGGTAATTTTTTATTTTTCACCGTCTGAGGAGCGGTTTTTGCGAAAAGCAGGGCTTTTCCCGAATATTTCCGGCCATCGGCGCGATGTACGCCCGAATTTGCTGCGGCCATGATGAGAAAACCCTGGGCTTAGCAAAACGGCAATCGTTATAAGAGTAGAAACGATAAATGATTATTATCCATATAGAAACCCGCCGAAGGCTGTGATACCGCTCTGAACCTTTAGCGGATTTTCTTTAACAACCGTGGGACAGAAAGGACTAAAAGGACAGTCAAAATGCGGGTAGGCCACCAACTTATAATTTGTTGCCTCCGAAATTAGCAACAGTGTCCCTTTGAAGGAGTGCAACGAAATGGATGAATACATCCGGTGGATTCGCTTTATGCCCAATAGCATAAAGCCTTCCTTGATGAGACCTGCATGCGGCTATGCCTGGATCTCTCGCGATGATATTATGGAGAATATCATAACACGGACAGTCCCCGGACGAAGGAGGACTTCAAAAAACTCTGGGGCAAACTTGACTCACTGCCAATCAAGAACAGCAATGCGTGAATTGGAGAAGTCAGGGACCTGTGTGCTGGGTACGGGTGGATCGCCTTTACTACCTGACCGAAGCTGGGAGCACAGCTGATGATGAAATTGACAGAGAACGCCACCCGGGAATGAGAAATAAAAGCGGCCGCCCTTGGCGGAGATATGGGCCTCGACCAAGGGCGGTTTTACGATTATGTTATTGCGTAATTCAAATGAAATAGATCATTTATGGCTCGCCGAATGTTTTTCTCATCTATGCCATAATAATTCAACTGAATAGCATAAAGCATGTATTCCATGTACATCAAGTCCAGAAGCGAAAGACCGATAAATTCCTGATTGAGATCACCGTGGGCATAGTGATTTCTTTGGGAAGAAAGGCGCTTTCCCATTTCGGAATATTTCAGTTCCTCCCCGTTTAAGTGATACAGGTGCTTGCCAAAAACACCAATGATGTTATCAATCACTTTACCAGTATGGATTATTTCGGATTCAAGGCTATCTGATTTTACCAGTCGCTTGAGGAACTTATAGATTTCTCGTTTTTTACCAGCACTACTTTTGATTTTCTCGTCAATTTCATCGGTTACAGCAGCTTCTGCCTTTAATCTGGCTTCCTTCTTGGGTACCCCATCCGGGAAATTGCGTTTATATTCCCATTCAAATGCTGCGGTAATCATAATAAATCGGGCGGCATCAATGGTTCTGCCACTTTGATAGGTCTGAGGGAGGTGCCGAAGGTAGAGCATACCGCTCGCGATATCTGACAGGATTTTGCCTTCAGTTCCGGCAAGATATTTTTGTTGAATATAGCGGCCAGACTTTAATGTAGACGATTCATCATCGCCAGCTTCATTAAGCACATACATAGTCGCAAATTCCTCATATTTACCGCCATCCGCAGGCGCAAACAATGCAACTTCAGGAAGAATAATATTTCTTCTGTAGCAAAGATACTGTAGGAATTGTTTTGCGACAGACCACAACCTAAAAATTAAGCGGTAATCATTGGTGGGAGCAAATTCAAAAAGCATAGACGAGCTGAGAGTGATGGGTGGTTCATTCAACTTTGTGCTTAGCTTTCTGGAAATACTAAATTCCACAGAAACCTGTATGTTGTCAACCATAAAGGTTTGGGGTTCCGTTGTAGTTTCATCAAAACTCTGGGTTGTAACAGTAAATACTCCCGTCTCATTAAAACTATCCACATTTATTGCATAGCCAAAACCTTGATTGACTGGATGGATACAATTAACCACAGGGCTGGTAAATGACATTCTGGCGATACTGTCACGTCCGTACCTGCATCTGATGTAGGCTGCAATGGGGACAAATAAAACAGAATTTTGGCTTCCAACATGTCCCCCTTGCTTGGTTATAAATATGAAAGTGGTTCCAGTTTCATTGCATTTTCCGGTTAGATACGGCTCATCCATGGTTAATGGGTCCCCTCTTGTGTAGACACCTTTCGCCAAAGGAGTCAGTACCCAGTTCGTCTGAATGATTTCTCTTTTATCTGCCGGAGGAACCAATCGCAGCTCTTCACCACTAAACATGAAAGTGAAGTCAATATTCTTATATTTGCATATTCCGGAATATGTATTGGATTCAAAAGCCATGGAATTCACCGCCTCTCTTGGTGCAGGAATATTATATTGGATTTTCTTCTTTTTTACAAGTAGATCATCAAACTATACTGAAGCGGGATATCCCCAAAACAGACCCAGGCCAGCAGAAATCCACCTGCCAGCCTGGGCCTGCTTCTGTAATGTTTCATAGCCTTGTTACGATTTCCTTCCCGTCCTTAAACCGGAACACCACCCGCTCATCGGCGTGGACAGTGACATGGTCGATGGTGCCGTGCCAGAGTTTTTCGTCAAAGTCAACGGGCAGTGTGTCCAGTTCGCCCAGTTCAAACATCATACCGCCGATTGCAATGGCATCCGCTTTCATCTTGTCCCGCTGCCGTTGCAGTGCTGCCAGTTTGGCTTCGGTTTCCTCAAAGCGACTGCACAGTTCGGCGTGGGTGGTACGGTAGGTTTCTTCGGTTACGGTATTGGCTGCATTTTCTGTGATACACAGGCGCAGCTTCCCGGTGATGGTGGTTAGGTTCTCCTCCAAAGACCGAATGTCCTCGTCGATAAAATCCGTATCCGTAAGCACCCGCTGGGTATCGCGCAGCCGGACAATGACGGTCTCCCGGTCGGAAAGATACGCCCCAAGGGCCGACAGGAACAGTTCTTTCAACCGTTCCTCGGTCAGGTGGGGCGTTTCGCATTTGTGTTCCCCCTTAAATTTGTCGTTACACTGCCAGATGACCCGGCGGTAACGGTCGGTGGAGTGCCAGGTCTTGGCACCGAAAATCCCGCCGCAGTCGGCACAGTGGATCTTCCCGGAGAAGGGGCTGGTCTGACGGTGCCGATTGCGGCTGTTTTTACGTCGCTCCAACTCCGTCTGAACCTGTTCCCATTCCCAAGGCTCGATGATGGCAGGATGGCTGTCCTCCACATAATACTGAGGAACCTCCCCTTCGTTGACCTTGGTTTTCTTGGTGAGGAAATCCACCGTAAAGGATTTCTGAAGCAGTGCGGAGCCTTTGTATTTCTCGTTCCGCAGGATGCTCTCCACGGTAGCTCTCTGCCAGACGGCCCTCTTGCCGGGAGTGGGGATTCCCTCCCCCGTCAGCATGGCGGCAATGGCGTTGGTGGATTTCCCTTGGAGTAGCTCCCGATAGATGCGCCGGACGATCTCCGCTTCCTCCGGCACGATCTCCGGCAGGCCGTCGGCACCTTTGCGGTAGCCGAGAAACTGTCCGTAGGGAATGCTGACCTTGCCGTCGGAGAACCGCTTCCGCTGTCCCCATGTGACATTTTCGGAGATGCTGCGGCTCTCCTCCTGTGCAAGGCTCGACATGATGGTGATGAGCAGTTCCCCTTTGGAGTCGAATGTCATGATGTTCTCTTTCTGGAAGAAGCACTCACAGCCGGCCTCTTTCAGTTTGCGGATGGTGGTCAGACTGTCCACAGTGTTCCGGGCAAAACGGCTGACGGACTTGGTGACGATAAGGTCGATCTTCCCGGCAAGGGCATCTCGGATCATACGATTGAAGCCGTCCCGGTGCTTGGTGTTGACGGCACTGATACCCTCATCGGTATAGACCTCCACGAAGTCCCAATCCGGATTTTCCCGGATGAACTTGGTGTAATAGTCTACTTGGGCTTCATAGGAAGTGAGCTGTTCTTCGCTGTCCGTGGAAACACGGGCATAAGCCGCTACCCGGCGGCGTACCCGTTCCGTGGTAGGTGTTTTGGTATGGATATTCAGCGTGGCGGGGATGACGGTGACATTTTTAGCTTTCGGCATGGCGTTTATTCCTTTCCCGTGTTTTTTCTCCGGCAGATTTGCGCATTTCCACCGTCCAGCTCTCGGCACGGGAGCGGTCCTGCCACCGTTTTACGACACCGGTTCCGTCCTCGAGGGTGAACTCCAGAAGATTATCGTTGTGGGCCGTAATCGCCGTTATTTTGCCCGTGTGCCCGACCTGAGCGGCGGCCTGCATCAGTGTTTCCTCCGGGATGGCTTTGGAGGGGCAGTAGGACTTCCCATAAGAATTGTAGGTAGCGCAGATCCAGACCGGCCCTGTGGCGGTGGTTTTGCGGCGGTAGTGCTTGTTGCATATGGCGCAAGTAATAAGTCCTGTAAAGGGGGATGGTTGCTGCGGCTTGGTCGGCGCATACTTCCGCTTTCTGCGCAGGATCTCCGTTTGGACCGCATCGAATGTTTCCTGTGAAATGATGGCTTCGTGGGTGTTCGCCGCATGATACCGGGGTAGCTCACCCTGATTCTTCCGGGTGACCTTTGTCAGATGGTTTTCCCGGAACTTGGTCTGCAGCAGAAGATTTCCGGTGTAGGCATAATTGCGGAGGATCCGCTCCACGGCACTCTTGTGAAACACGCAGCCGCTCTGGGTGGCATATCCGCTTTCGTTCAGCCGTTTGGCGATGGCGGTGACACCCTTTCCAGCCAGGTAGTCATCGAAGATGCTTCTGACGATCTCCGCTTCTTCCGGGATGACGGCCAGTCTGCCGTTTTCACGACGGTATCCCAGCATGAAGAATCTCCAGGGAATGCCTTCTTCAAAATTTCGTTTCACCCGCCATTTCTGGTTTTCGCTGGCGGAGAGACTTTCCTCTTGGGCATAGCTTGCCAGAATGGAAAGCATCAACTCTCCGTCAGCGGTGGCGGTGTCGATGGACTGCTCTTCAAAATAAACGCTGATGCCCAGGCCCTTCAGTTCCCGCACCGTTTCCAGAAGCGTCACGGTGTTCCGGGAAAAGCGGGATATGGACTTGGCGATGATGTGATCGATCTTCCCCATACGACAGTCAGCAAGCATCCTCTGGAAATTTTCCCGACTGTCCTTGGTGCCGGTCTTGGCTTCGTCTGCATAAACGCCCACATACTCCCAACCCGGGTGGTGACGGATGTAGGTGCTGTAATGATCCACCTGTGCCGCCAAAGAGTGAAGCATGGCATCCTTGCCACAGGATACTCTGGCATACGCCGCCACCCGAAGGGCTATCGGCATCCGGGGAGTAAATTGGATTTGTTCTACGGTTCTCGGCAT